TTTTATAAATCCGCCTACATAGTAATCTGTAGTGAATGCTGTACTACTTCCTGTAACTTCTGTGCTTCCAGCAGCTACTGTAACTGTTCCGCTTGCTGCAGTCAATCCATTATTGGATGCTCCGATAGTTTTTAAGTAGTTAAAATTAGAAGCATTTCCACTAGCATCAGTAGCAACACTATCAGTATGTAACTGCATGGCAAGCCAAGGATCAGATGTATTACTTGCATCAAAAATCCAGAAAGCACTTTGCCCTGCAGGTAAACTACTAAATGCCTGCTGTAATTGTGCCGTGCTTGCAGGATTAAAAATATACTCTTCGCCGCTTGGATGAATATAACGATACGCAGTTGCATCAATACTTATAAGTCCTGTACTTGCATCTATTTCTGGGCTAAAAGTTAAGAAACCACCACGAGAAACTCTTGCAATTCTACTTGTACCAGGAGGCAACGAGAATATTTCACGAGTTACTTCATTCCAAGCAGAGTAGTTTCCTAATGTATTTACTGCTCTTACTCGAATTGTATATCTTCCAGCATCTACATTTGAAAAAGTAAATGTATTTGCATTACCATTTATATTTCTAACAGTTGTCCATGAAGAAGATTCATTACCAGTAGGAAAGGTATGTTGAATTTCAAACCCCGATAAAAATCTATAGGAAATATTTGTTGTAGTTCCATTAGAGTCTGTAAAGTCTTCTACTGGAGGCGTCCAAGAAGCTACAACAGAAACTGTTGTCCCGGTTCCTTCATTTGATGTTGTAGAAGAAGGCAGTTGTTCGATACCTAATCCGGTAGGCGCAGGCACAGGATCAGACATTTTTGGAGTAGGTATATAAGTATTTGTAACTACAGGAAGATCTGCATCTATTTCATCGAATTTATCTTTTGTGTATAATGAAGCTACTATTTCAAATGTATTTGTTTCTCCCTCTGATATCGCAAGAATACGATATTCTTTTAAATCATCTGTATTTATATCATCTTTTCTGCTAATTGCCCATACTGTATCCTGTTGTGGGGCTGAAGAAAAAGCGCCACTGACTGCAACAGTACTTCCGCTACTAGCATTTGTAGTTATAGCTTTTACTTCTACCCTTGAATTTTCGGAAAACTCAGTAAGAACTGCATTTCCAGAGTCATCTATAAGATTTGCTGCTTGAGATTGTGACACCAAAGAATTTCCAGAAGCATCTTCAACTAATATTTCTCCACGAGAATAAGCAACACTATTAATAGTTGCACTTTCTTGCTTGAGATAAATACCAGGCTCAGTATAGATTAAGTATAAGTTACAGCCATTTAAATTACCCCCACCCGGCGCAGTAACAGTTCTATCTAAGTTTATAGAAGTTGTGGAAGAAGAAGCAGATACACGGCCACTTGCTTCAAATCCATGTCTATGTTTATCTTGAACATTAATTATATCTCCTGGACGTAAAAAAGCTGCATTTAATCCAGTAGTGAAAGAAACAACTTCTCCTTCATTTTTGACGGTAGAAAGATGCCAGTCTGCAAGACGTCTTGCTTGCCCTTCAGAAGTACATCCAAAAGCTACAATATCATTTGCAATAATTTTTCCAACACTTTCAATGTTTTGTGTATCTTCAACTGTAAGAACAGTTTTCTTATACATTTCTAAAGGATTATTCCATGTTACATTTATTTGATTTATTCGAGCTCTTTGTCCTGTATATGTATAAGTAAATAAACCATTTTCAACATTTCCAGTTGTAAAAGAATATATAGGTTCTTTTGGACTATCTTGAATTGCTACAATTTCACTATCAAGCCAATATAACATTGCCCTAAAAGTGCTCGCCAAATCTTTTAATACTTTATAGGCTTCTGCTTGAGAACTAAGATATACATTACAAGCAAATCGAGGCTCTGTGCCTCCTCTACCATTTGGTACTACTTCGTCGCAGTATCGAGCAATTTGATATAACGCATATTTATCAACATCATTTTCTTCTATGTAATCCCCCAGACCAATTTCTTTGTCTGTAAGAATATCATAAAATATCCAAGCAGGATTACTTGTATATACTTTCTTATAGTTTGGAGAAGTTGCAGCAAGACTTTGATCTCCACGAAAAGAACCATTCCAGGACTGATAGGTTCCAGTGTCTATTCCATTAGAAATATTTCTAGTATATTTTGCTTGAACAGATCCTGCTTCTTCTCGAGTAATATAATTAGTAGGAACTTTTATTCTACGTCCTTGTATTCGATAAGAGCGTTTTGGTGGAGTACTAAAATCTTCCGCAGCGTATGAAACAACAGCATATGCAGATGTGGGATAAGTAAATTTATCTGTAATCTGTGCCTCTACTGTTTTGATATTACAAGAAGCAAACAGTTGTGCTCCCATTCCATCTATTTCTACAGGATTCCAATGTGCAGAGTTATCAGGAGTAAGACGACGTACTTCTATTTTCCAATCGTGTAGAGGTTGTCGATCCGCAAGAAAAATTGCGTATTCTTGAACAAAAGATGCGCTTTGGCCTCTTCTAACTACTGTACCATTGCCTCTTCTTGATATATTTGTCCCATATCCACTGAAGTAATCATCTATTTTATCCTGATGATCATAGCTACTGCTTGCAGTTATCCAACTATAAGTATTTGATTTTGTTGTCGAAGTAGAATCTGCTTGGTGAAGTCCATCAATAAAATCCGCGCCTCCGTAGTCTCTACCATATATAAGTTCTGTTTTGAACGAGCTTTCGGAAGAGTCAGTTTTATAATGTAAAATAATTTGAAACTCTACAGCACCGGGACCATCATTTCCTTTAGGACTTATATATCGTAAACCAGAAGGAAAATCTATTGTTATATTAATTCTATCTATTTCATCTTTTACATTCTGAGCAAAGTTAAACTGGCTTGGAGTAATAAAAGTTGCACTAGCTGTCGCATTATTAGGAGAAAGTGTTTTACCCCCAGTTCCTGCAAACCAAGTTAAATTAGTACCAGGAGCAATCATATAAGAAGCTGAAGGTGCTTGATATGCAGATAAGTTCGCTTCTACGGGGACTTGGTAACGACTTCCGTTTCGAAAATCAATATAAGCATTATCATAGTTTACTGCTTGACTTCTATCATTGTAATACGTTGTTGCAGCAGAAAGTACTACAGTACTATTAGTACTATTAGTAGAAGGAGTATATCCTGTTAGAGTTGCTGTTGAAGTGCTTTGAATACTTGCAACTTTATAAAAATTATCAATAAAAACAGTTGCTCCAGAGCTTACTCCTGTAGGTAAAGGAGGAAATACAGTTGCTTCTGTTCCACTTATAACATTTGTAATTATACCCTTATATTGAGTTCCATCTAAACCAGCTCCTGTTATTCGTATTTTATACCCTACATGATCGCTAAGAAAAGGACTAGATACTCCAGTATAGTTTTTATCGTGAGTTCCTGCAATAAAAACAGAAGAAGATAAAGTAACTTTATCTTTACCTGTAGCTACTGCACCGGATAAGCTTGTTGTAATACACCCAGGACTTGCTCCTCCTCCCGTGCCAACCATCTGAATATATCTATCTCCATCATTAAGACTTATGCCATTGAAAAGACCGGCAGAGGTAATTGTATTTGCACTACCATTTATACTTACTCCAGTTGCAGTTCTTAACCGTAGTTTTTCATATGTGGCATGGTCTATTAATGGAGTATCATTAAAAAATACTCCAGAAAGACCTCCTACTAGGCCATTTATTTCTCCGGCTGCAAGTAGGTCATATATAACACCAAACTGCTTTTCGTTTTTTGCTAAAGCTTGTTGTTCTTGGGCATCTTGACTATTACCGCCAGCCCCCATTCTACTATATCTACTCATATTTATCTCGCATCAAAAGGAAAGTCGCTTGGCAAAAGAAGATCATCTATATTTGGCAAAGGGGTTGAAGGAACAGGATAACTATCAGTGCCTGGATCACTTGGAGGATTGTCGGGCGCAGGAATTGGAAAAGTTCCTGGGGTTATATTAACAGGCATTTTACCGTCATCAGAAGTATCATTTGTATATGTACCGAATTTAATAGGACGAGTTTCATAGTTTACACTAATTGGAGATCCGCCTATTACTAGTTCCCCATAAGCAACCGGTACAGGCATGCCTTGTGCAATATTATTTACAGGTCCACCAAATAAGTATCCTTTATTTTCTTCTGCTGAATCAACTTCTGGGCCAGGAGCAAGTAATTGAGCAGTTCCTTGTAGTGCTAAATTTGTAGCGATACCTATACCCAATCCCCCAATAGTTAACTTTCCGCCTGTTCCGGCTATAGCTGTTTTTGTAAATGCAGCAAACTTTGCACCTAGGTCAGCCCCTAGAAGCAAAGTAGGATTCATAATTAAAACTGTTAATGCAATAGCAGCTATTAACTTTCCTCCTCCTGTTTTTGATCCGGAAGGAACTTCTGTAATAATTATATCTTCATTATTTAAACTTAATAAAAGATCATCTGTATCTTGTAAAAAATCTTCGCCTCTTTTTATTTCATAGGATACATCTGCTTCACTTGCATCAATTAAATATTTACGAAAACTAGGAGTCTGACACTCGATTAGCTTAAAAATATCTCGAATATTTCTACAGTCTGTTTCCCAGACTGATCCAAATTTTGCTATATCTCCATTTAAATAAACTGTTTGCATCTGTAATATCCTACTATATATTTTCTCCACACAGAATTTATTGATTCTCTACATGATAATCTATTTACTGCATGGTGTAAAAATAAGTCTTCTCCTAAGTAAACTCC